AAAAGAAAAGAATCCAAAAGCCGATTTACAACGGATCACGCCGCAGGCGGTGGAAGGTGTGCGGATCTATTCAGATAGGTTAGAGGACTACAGGCGCGGAGAGTTGCCGGAGACTTTAGCGGATGATATAAAGAGCATTTTAAAAGCCTGGGCGATTGATAACGATTTCGACGACTTGTCAAAGCTCGCTAATATTCAATGGCGATCCGCGTGTTTGTTCGTCGGTCAATGGATAAAGCAAAATAAAATACTAGAGGATATAGAACGCGCAAGGCGGGATGGTGGGAGATACTACGACGGCGAAAAGGTGGCGGCGCTTGTCCCTATTTGGGAGTATATCACCGGACTCTATAAACATATACCTTTGCATGTTGATTTTATAGCTTTTTCGGGTGTATCGCGTCAATGGTTCTATGACTATGACGGGCAAGGGCTAACTTCAACGTCTGTACAAATCATTAAAAAAGTGATGGAAATCGAAAACGCCGCTATCTCGGTAGGTGTTACGGATTCCCGAGAAAATCCCACGGGACGGATCTTTTACGCTAAAGCCCGTCTTGGATGGCGCGAGAATGACAGTATCCAACAAATTGACGATAAACACGGCTCTAATAATAACGCGCTGCCGGTGTTCGATCTGCCAAAATTGCAATAATGCCGATTTTATGCGGTTTGTGGGGCTTTGCTCGGGTCAAGAAAATGCTCTTTTTCGTAACCCGGGCGCAGTCCTGAACATCATTTGACCGGGCAGGGGTCGCACCGTGGGCGAAATTCGGCGGGGTAAGCCCAATCTCGTTCCGCAAAAGGAGTGGTGTATACACTATGAAAAAGATGAAGAGAACAACAATAGAGATACGGAGATTCAAAGATAATCCCACGAGAGCAACAGTATGGATAAATGGTCAGCAGATACACGGAGTAAGGTCTGTGGAATATGAGCATAGTGCAGGGGAATTACCGACATTGACTATGGATTTAGGGGGAGTGAGGTTAGATAGTGTCCTAATGAACATAAAAGTGGATGAATTAGTGAGATTACAAATTAGATAGGTGTATACACTATGGCAAGCACGAAAACGAGGATAAAGCCAATAAGGATAGCGAATGAAACGGCAGATTACTTTGAGGGAAAGCCCTTAAATCGTATGGTTGAGGGACTATGCGAGTTGTTAGAGAGTGGAAAAATCACCTTTGACGGAGAAAATTTGAAAGTTGAGGGTGTATACACTGAAAAATCTGAAAAAAAATCTGGGCTTACGCCTAATAAGGATTTAGAAGAGATTGAATCAATGGCTAAATACTTTGGTATGTCTACAGAAGAGGTACTAAAGGGAATATATAATGGCCTGAATGACGGATATTTGACAGTTGAGGATGGAAAGATAGTTGGATTGCCGGAAGTAGACCTTGATAATCTCAAAGAAGCCTGTCACGAACGAGGGATAGGGATGCAAGAAGCGATAGACAAGACGGTAAAGAGTTTAAGGAGTGGGAAATGAAGATATATGTAATCACAAGTGGTGAGTATTCAGATTATCACATTTGCGCTGTTACAGACGATCCGAATAAAGCAGAGATTTTAAGAAAACAGTATACAGACAGGTGGGATGTACCCGAGATTGAGGAATGGGACACGGACGAACCTGTTAATAAGGGAGACAGCAAGTATTATAGCGTGGACTTTAACTCCAAAGGAGAAGCATATAGGGCGTATGAATCTTCCCCATATTCGAGTAAAAGCATTGAAACAATAGATGAATGGAATGTGGAATTATACGCTAAAGACGAAGAAACCGCAATCAAAATAGCGGCAGAGCGTAGGGCTAAATATCTGGCAGAGAAACAGGGAATATAGTTTACGGAGTGGGAAGTAAATGCTGATAAAGAAAATGAAATACAGTCTTACAGCGTATCATTGCCCTAATTGTGGGGGAATTGGCGATCCGAAGTTAGGAAAATGCCTTTATTGCGGTGGAAAATTCGTATATAAGCCGCCTCAGAAGAGGAAAGCAAGGATTTTAGTAGATGGATTACTAGATTATGTGTACTACGAGAACATTTTAGAGCTGGAAGTTGAGCAGCACCCGCTAAATGAATCCTATATTGATCCTAATGGATATATGCTTAATCGTCACGTAAGGACTGAGGGTGAAATCAGGTTTACTATTCCAGCGACATTCGAGGGCATTAAACGTACTACTCAGCTGAGAGAGAATTTTAACGCTTCGAGGAACGTCAGAATAGAGCTTTTAGATCAAGATTTAGCGTTTGAGACTAAGTGTTACTTAAGAGATTATAAAGTCGAGGTTCCAACGGCTTTATCAGTGGCGAGAAGCAATATAACGCTTATACAAGATGACGATATACGCCAATTTGACACGGTGGTTCCAGAGGGTTGTACCTGTCCTAACTGTGGGGCACCTATTAAGTCAAGATATGGTTGTTGCGATTATTGTGGCGGTTGGGTTGAATGGAGTTTTTGATACGGAGCGGTAAATGATAATTACTAATATAAATTTAACGGCAAACGAATTGGTTGAGCAGATGAATAAGGCGTATTCCGCACTTAAAGATGCAGAGATAGCTGACGAGATAGCTGACGAGGTTTTGATTGTTCATCCAAAGCACAAAGAACAGCTTAAAGACTTTATAAACGTTGATGGGATTAAATTCCCCGTTTTATATGCAAACTACATTGAAGAAGATAAGGCTTTTTTCATAGCAGACAAAGAATTAGCGAAGATTGCGAGGGAAGCGTATGGTGACAATCAAAGACTTGAATAGGATATTGGGGATAATGCACACAGTATACCCCTATGAAGATGAATACACGGAGATCAAGATAGAGCCGGATTTAAGGTCTACGGAAACGAACGTACACCTGCGAACCTATGATGCGGAGAGACAGACAATAATCACGTTAGAAAGAAGGGCAGAACATGAGTCTTAACACGTTAGAAAGGGAAATGTACTTCCGATTTCGCAATGAGATAGACAGTTATGTGCTTCCAATACTGATAGAAAATGGTGCGATATTTAGGCGAATCGAGGTCAGGAAACAATTAGTCGGGTATTTGATGGTAATTGACGGATATATAGACGGACTATTTGTATTACCCGGCTATCGGAGACAAGGATTAGGTAAGAAGGCGGTAATGGAGTATATACAGGAATACGGATTGCCTGAAAGACTGCATATTGTAAACACGAATAAAACCGCAAAGAAATTTTGGCATAGCATTTTTAATATGCGGATGTTGGAAACAAACGAAGTTGATACATTGTGGGAAATCGAAGGATTGAAATAAGGAGATTTGAAGATGAAAGTAATGCTTGATAAAGGCGCGTATATGCCGGAGAGAGGACACGACGGGGATGCGGGATTGGATTTAAGGACACCAAAATGGGTTGAAATACCTGCACACGGTTACGCAACGATAGATACAGGGGTACACATGCAGATTCCCTATGGATATTACGGGAAATTGGAGAGTAAATCAGGGTTAAACGTAAAACATTCGGTAGTTTCATTGGGTGGAGTGATAGATTTTGGTTATACCGGCTCCATTGTAGCGAAGCTATACAACCTATCCGACGTGAATTATTGCTTTGAACCCGGAGAAAAGATTGTGCAGATTATAATTCAGCCCTGCGAATACCCTGAATTGGAGCTTACAGACCATTTTGAAGAGACAGAAAGAGGCGACCGAGGTTTCGGCAGCACAGGAAAATAACTATGGCAAGTGAAGAACTTGTAAGCAAGTGGGAAAACTACAAAGAGGCCTTTAATGCGTGGTGTGATTACTACGAAAGCGACAAGGAAGAGGCAAAAAAGACCATAGATGCGATTCTGCAGGCTATGGTAGCGGCTACGAAGTGTGCTTTTGACGAAAAAGACCTGGAATATGGCAGAGAATTATGCGATTACACGATAGAAAGCATAGATAAGGCCATAAGCCTGTTTACAAACGGTACTTTTGCAGATTTAGAGAACTACGCACAAGAAAATAAGACATCATTTGACTACATAGAGTGGCATTATCAGGCATTAAAAACTGCGGCACCATATTTTGCGGATGATTTTAAACTCTATATCGAAAAAGACCGAAAGCGCAAGGATAGGTTCTATGAGCCGAGAAGAAAAACCCTCAAAAAAATATCAGACGCGGTACAACGGCTTGAAAATGACGAGTTAGACGTGCTTTTCATACATCAGCCGCCGAGAACGGGAAAATCCGGCGAACTAACAATGGATGTAGCGTGGCATTGTGCGAGAGATACAGAGAGTTCAAACCTTTATGTAACCTACAAAGAGGGATTAGGCGGTGCTTTTATCGACGGAGTATCGGAAATATACACTGATCCGACGTATAGGTTTGCAGATGTGTTTCCGAGGGTAAAAATCACGTCAACGGATGCCAAAAACAACAAAATGGACTTAGGTACTGACGCAAGACGCAAGAAAAAGTACAAAAGTCTATCGGGAAAAGGCTTAGAGTCAGGACTTAACGGTGAATACGATGCTTCGGGTTGGCTGATAATCGACGATCCGCTTGAAGGTGTCCAGGATGTAATGTCAAAAGAGGTCTTAAAGCGTAAGCAAGAGATTTTTGACAACAATGTTCTGTCCAGAGCAAAAGAGAAGTGCAAAATCATCCTTATGGGTACTATTTGGGACGAACATGACCTATTTTCGACCTATAAAGAGTTTTTGGAACTTCATAAAGGCGAGTTAAGGGTAGAAGAGATAAGAATACCGGCGCTTGATCCTGACACAGACGAATCAAACTTCGATTATGACTATGGAGTGGGATTTTCAACAGAGCATTACCGCAGAATACGATCAAAGCATGAATTAAACGATGATATGGTGGGATGGCTTGCACAGTATCAGCAGAGTCCTATACCGAGAATAGGAACGGTGTTTAATCCCGAACACATGAATTATTATACCGAACTTCCCGAGGGACAGCCTATCAAGGTAATAACCCACATAGATGTTGCAAGCGGCGGGGAGGACTATCTATCAATGCCTGTAGCGTACTATTACGAGGACGAAAACGGCGATTTGGTTGGATATATAGTGGATGTTGTGTTTGATAACTCAGAAAAACATATAACACAGCCACAAGTGGTAGCAAAAATCAAAAAACACCATATAAAGCAAGTCCATGTAGAATCTAACGCCGGTGGTGAGGGCTATGCAGATGATATTCAAAGGCTTTTAAGAGAAGAAAAATACAAGGATGTATGCAATATAACCACAGATTATGCACCTGTTACTAAACGTAAGCAGCAAAGAATATGGGATAACGCAGAAGAGATCAGAAAACTGTATTTTAAAGAGGCTACTCAGAGAGACACGCAATACAGAAAGTTTATGAATAATCTTTTCAGTTTTTCACTAAACATGAGAAAGCGCGCGCATGATGATGCTCCAGATTCGCTTTCAGGTCTTGTTGATTTTGAACGTGAGGGAAGCGGTGTATCAACGGCAGAGATTATGTCAAGTCTGTTTTAGGGGGCAATATGGCTTATTTAAAGGGGCAACCAAATAAAGAAAATGCCGTTGCATATTGTCATAACCCGATGCACAAAGGGTATTTATCGGTAAAAATCATCAGATGCCACAAGTGCCTGAATAAGCAATGCACATATTTGGAGATTTATGAAGATAAGCAATATTGGGTAGACCGAAAGCGTAAGAGAAACGACAAGAAACTAAAAGAATTTATAAAAAAGGACAACATAGAGAGGATAGGAGAGCATATAGCGAGGATCATTTATGAGAGTAGTTCACAAGAAATGGGCGATACAGATATTCGGGAACAGAATGACAATCTCGAATGAAGAGGGAAAGGTAGTCTATGAGGGTGTAAAGCCGGAAGAAGCATTATGTACGGTTGAGAGGTTAAAGGAACTGATAGAGGTAAAGCAAAAGGAGACAGGAAGTGTATAAGGGAAAATACTTGAGAAAATTCAATATAAGTCCAAAGAGATACAAGGAACTATGCGGATTCTGTGAGCAGTACCCGGAGTGGAAAGAGGAAATAAAGAATTATTCATTCAATAAGGGGATTTCCTACTCAGCGGAACCAAAAAGTAAAACAAATAACAAGTCTAACCCAACAGAGGACGCAGCCATAAGACTATCGGATAATATTTCTAACTGTGAACTTATTGAGAGGGTGGCAAAAGAAGCAGATCCCGAATTTTGGGTGGCAATCATAAAATCGGCTTGTTATGAGGTTTCTGTGACTTATCTGATAAGTTATGATAATTTATCACTTAGTAAATCGGCTTTTTACAACCGAAGAAGATACTTTTTCTATCTTTTGGATAAAGAAAAGGGTAAAAGGTAAAAAAGGTGGAATTTTGGCAATAATTTTCTTTTATACTATGTATAGTAGAAAAGCATAGAAGTAGGCTTGACTCATTTTTTCAATTCCTTCAAGTTAGAGCGTTACCGGGTTGGTGGCGCTCTTTTTAAGTGAAAAGGAGATACATTATGACACTTTTAGAGTTTATTTCGGCATTAAGTACCGATGATGTAAATATTTCTGTTGTGGATTCTACCACAGATAAGGCAATTATAACCTTTATTTCCCAGGGTTATGAGGGTGTGGAATCAGACCTTACCGCAAGACCTGTTGTATCGTGGTCACTTGTAGGCGCAGGAAAGATAACTGTGAAGATTAGAACAGCAGAAGAGCCTTAATGGAGACTGAAATATGCAATTTGGACGCAATATCATTTACACCGATGTTGAGAGTGTAACAAGTGAAAATGTAATACAGATTATCCAAAATGCACTTCCTTATTTCCAGGCAAACTCTTTCAAGTGTCAGGAATTACTTGATTTTGAAGCAGGCAATCAACCACTTACAAGGAAGAAAGTTGTAAGGCCTGATATTGACGTGCAGACGATTGATAATGTCGCCCACGAAATATCAGAGTTTAAAGAAGGCTATCATTGGGGCAATATTATTACATTTGTTCAGCGTGGAACAAAGGATAGTGGAAATTCCGAAGAGACAGATGCTATAGCACTACTCAATGAGGGATATTCAGCCGAAAATGCCGGAGCTAAACAATCTGAACTTGGCAGGTTTATAGAAATATGCGGAATAGGCTTTGTTTATGTAGATATTAAAACAGATTTTGCCGAGGGTGATTCCTACTTTCAGTATGAGACATTAAGCCCTTGTCATACGTTTGTGGTTAAATCCAGCAGATATGCAGATCATAGGAAGATGTTAGGCGTATCAAGACGCATTGATGATAACGGGGTAGAACATTATACCGCATTTTCTAAGGATAGAAGATTTGAAGTTACCTCAATGAAAGTCGAGAATGGTACAGAGACTAAAACTGTGTGGGGGCAGACAGAGAGAAGTGGGGAATACAATCCGCTTGGAATGATACCAATTATCGAGTATGAGCGTTCTAAAGACCGAATGGGAGTATTTGAGCGTGAAATCCCCGAGATGAACAGGCTTAATCTTCTTTTATCGGATATAGGCAATGATGTAGACCAAGAATGTCAACAGATTTGGCACGCTAACGACGTTGAATTTCCTCACAAAAAGGATGCAGAGGGCAACCCTACCGACGAGATTGAGAAACCAAAGTCAAATGATTGGGTACGGACTAAAACGACAAGGGACGGCAAGACTCCGTTTATAAAGCCGTTGGGTTCGGCTTACGATTATAACGGGCTTAACAACACCTATTTAACCGCAAGGGCACTTATATTACAGAGATGTTATACACCTTGTCGTAATGATGATTCAGGTGGCTCAACGGGTGTTGCAATGAGTGACGCGACAGGTTGGAGCGCTGCGGAGCAAGTTGCTTGTAAACAACAGCTTCTTACAGAGGGTTCAAAAATGGAAGAAGTTAAAGTTGTTTTAAGGGCAATAAACAAAAACCCTAATCTTCCGTCAGATAGTCCGCTTTTAAAACTGCGTTATATGGACGTAAAGCCAAATATTACAAGGCAGAAAACTTATGAAATGACAGTCAAAACAACTGCACTTGCTACCTTAATCAGTCACGGAGTAAACGGACTTCACGCATTAAAGTCCGTGAATTTCTTCGATGATGTGGCACAGGTATGGGCTGATAGTAAAGACCTTATTGAACAGTATCAACAGAGTTCTTTTGGCATTGAGGAAGTTAAACCACAGTCCGGTGATCCTGTAAATCAGATAGGCAATAGTCCTCTTATAGACGGAATGAACACAGATGGCAATACGAACTCTTGATGAACTGAATAATGTGTCTGTATCGCCAGAGAGATACTTTGGCGATATGGACTTGACCGATAGTCAGATAGAAGAACGGTTAAGGTTCACTGATGAGGCGTATGAGGCTATTCTTGATTCAATGTATGAGATTGATACATACAAAGAGTTTGGTGCGATAGATTATGACGCGATCAGACGCAGGCTTGATGACAGAATGGCGGCCATAATCGCCGGATATGTTGTTCTTGATGAATATTTAAAGCAATATTGTTCAGATTATGCAGAAAACTTTATTGACGCAACACAAAGAAACATTGATAAGGAATGGTATTTATCCGAGGATAGAGCCTTATTTAATGCCGAGAACAGCGCAAACGATACAATTAACTATAAGGACTATAAAAGAGCCATAGAAAGCGGATTTACCCACAAGAAATGGGTAACAGAGCGTGACAACAAAGTAAGAGAGACACATAGATTGGTGAAAAAACAAGCTATTCCTATTAGAGATTACTTTGTTGTAGGAAATACTTTAATGAGATTTCCGAAAGACTATGATCTTGCGTATGACAGTCCAGAGGAACTTGTGAATTGCAGATGTGTAGTCAAATATTTAAGAAAATAGCCACCTTTTAGGTGGTTTTTTATATTGGCAAGGAAAAGCCATAAACCCCGTAGGGAAACGTAATCGCAAACGATAGAGAAAATCGGTAAAAAGAACATTGTCGTGCAGACATAAAATGCAGAAAGGAAATTAAATATGGCAGAAGAGACAAAGAACACCGAAACTCCCGGAACTGAGGGTACAAAACCCGAAGAGAAAAAGACCGAAGAAAAGAAGCCGGAGACTAAGGAACCTACTATTCAGGATCTTATGAATGAGGTTGCAAAGTTGAAGAGGGAAAAAGACAAGGCTTCATCCGAAGCAGCGGAGTTTAAAAAGAAGTACCGCGAATCTTTATCTGAGGTTGAAAAGGCTTCTGAGGAAAAGGCTGAGAAAGAGGCCCAGAGGGAAGAACAGTTCCAACAGCTTATGCGTGAGAACACTATCAATAAGATCGAGAAGAGTTATCTTGCGATGGGCTGGACAGCAGAAGAAGCATCAAAGGTTGCTATCGCAGAGGCAGATAATGATTTTGACGCAAAGGTTAAGATCATGAAAGAGGTTGATGAACGCAAGAAAAAGGAGTATGAGGCGGCTTTTCTTGCTTCAAGACCTGAATTAAATGCAGGCACCGGCAACGGTAAAACATACACCAAGGAGCAGTTCAGTAAGATGTCTCCTGTCGAACTTACAAAACTGAAACGTGAGAACGAAGCTGAATATAACAGGCTTATTTCTCTATAAACAAAGCACCGACTATCCGCTTAGAGGATAGCCGCTAACCCACAAAAGATATGGGTAGAAAGGACTTTAAAATGGCAGCAGGCGTAAATGCAACACTTTTAGCAAACCTTGTTGATCCCGAGGTTCTTGCCGATTTTATTGACAGCAAGCTCGTAGACAACATCACACTTGCACCCCTCGCAACTATCGACAACACCCTTGTAGGAAAGCCCGGAGACGAGATTACTCTTCCTTCATTCGGCTATATCGGTGATGCGGTTGCAGTAGGTGAGGGACAGGACATTCCTATTTCACAGCTTACCACAAGCACAACCAAGGTTAAGGTTTCTAAGATCGGTAAGGCAGTTGAGATTTCCGACGAGGCAATTCTCGCAGGTGCCGGAGATGTAGCAAATGAGGCAGTTAAGCAGATTGTTACCGCTATCGGTAGCGGAGTTGATTCAGCACTTCTTCGTGACGTAAACAACAGAGCAACCAAGACCGCAACAATCGCAGCAGCAACAGACGCATCTGAGGGTATTGCAGATGCACTTACCGAGTTCGGAGAGGACATCGACGGAGCAAAGGCAATCCTTGTTACTCCCGCTTTCTATGCAAGACTTCGTAAGTCAAAGAATTGGATTCCTAACACTGAGATCGGTGCAGACATTATCATCCGCGGTACTGTTGGTATGGTACATGGATGCCAGATTGTACCTTCTAACAGAGTAAAGTCTCACGACGAGTACAACAAGACCACCGATACTTCCGTTGTTTCCGGCAAGACTTACTACACCTATGCGGCAGGCGTATACACCAGAGTAACAGAGCCTTCCACAGCAGGGCTTCCTACATACTACGAGAAAACTACCGTTGGAGATTCAGCGTACATCATCAAGCCCGGCGCACTTCGTATCTATCACAAGAGAAACACTCTTGTAGAGTTTGATCGTGACATCCTTGCTGAAATGAACTACATCAAGGGTAGCAACATTTTCGCACCTTATCTTTATGACGCTAACAAGCTCATTAAGATCGCTACTCCTACATCATAAGGGGGTGTCCTTATGGGTATGATGACAAGACGAAATATTAAGGCGAGGGTGGCTTCGGCTGCCCCCGCTGTTGTTGAGAATAAGGTTGAGAAACCTGCAGAGGTTAGCCTTAATGATAGGGTTAAATCAAGCGGACTTTCAAAAACCGAAATCAACAGGATGTCAACAGCAGAATTACAGGAACTTGCCAAAGACTTTGGCGTAGCAGATGCCGAGGAAATGAGCGGAAACCAGATCAAGAAGTTGCTTAATGGGGCAATGGAGGATTGATATGTACGAAGCGTTACAAACTGAAATCATTGACGATCTCAAAATTGAATTACAGAACGAAGAGGGTTTCAGCGAGGAACTTCTTACAATAAAGGTTAAAAGCGCAATCCGTGAAGTGGCAGCCGCAAGGAATTATCCGTCATCTTATAGCGATATGTTCAAAGAGTCGGATATGGCTAATTACTATACTCAGATAAAGGCTCTTGCAATGTACGATTATTCAAAGATTGGTGCAGAGGGGCAGGATAACTATTCGGCAGACGGTGAGAATATCATATATTCAGATCGTAGAGAGTTATTCGATGGTGTCCTTCCCATTGCACAAGTTTAGGAGGTGCCTATGAGGACTCCGAGACGCGTCAAACAGAAAATGTATGTTGCATATTACCATGATGGAGAACCGTTGTATGACAGAGACGAAGAGGGGAACATCATATACGACACAATGCCTGACGGAGAGACAGTACCTCGAAAAGTAGGCGAAACTCCTGCCGGATATGATGATCCCACCGAGTTTTGGAACTCTATAACGGGAGACTTGACAGAGGACGAACTACAGGCATTTGGAAGTGAAGCGCAAGGAATGGCAAAAATGACATTCAAGCGTGACGAATACGATTTTGCCGTAGGAGACCTTATATGGAAAGAGTCTGAAATCGAATATAAAGACGGTAAGGTTGATGAAAGCTCCGCTGATTACCGAGTAATTGGTATTCAATGTACTGGCAGACACTTCTTTAAGGCTTTGCTTGCAGAGGTTGTATGAAAAGACTTTATATCTCTATCAATGATTCAAAATCAATAGATAAGGTTATCAAAGAACTTGAAAAATACAGAGATAGCCTTGACGACAAGTTAAATGAGTTTATTCGTAGGCTTGCAGATATAGGCGTAAATGCCGCAATGATGACACTTGCTACTAAAGGGCAAGGAGATGCGGAAAGAGACGCAGATTTCAATGTAGAGTTTGATGTTGATGGAGAAACAATTAAGGGCGTTGTATCAATCAGTAGTAAGCCGAGAGAAACCGCTGACGGAAGATTATTCTATCCGCACTTAGCATGGGAGTTCGGCGCAGGTAATCGTTTTAATGGTAGCACAAGTCCTAATCCAAAAGCTGATAAGTTTGGTATGGGGCCTGGGACATTTCCAGGACAAACCCATGTACCAAATCCCGGTTATTGGTATTACCGAGATGAAAACGGCGAAGCGGTAAGGTCTTATGGTACGCAAGCAATAATGCCTATGTATACGGCTACGATTGAGATATTGGAACGCATAAATGATATTGCTAAAGAGGTATTCGGCAATGGATGATTGGTTTTCTAAAATTCAAAGTAAGGTATTTACACAAGTTGAATATATGCTTAAAAAGAAATATTCAGACTTGAAGTGTACCACAAGGAATGAGAACGAAACTCCGGCTGAATTTCCTACGCTTTATCTTCACGAATTGCAACCTTTGGAAGTCGGGCAAGACCTGACAAATGAAACTGTAAATGCAATCCGATGTACGATTGAAATTCAAGTGTGGGTAAATACCACAGAACAGGATTGCAGAAATATCTTGACTGACGCGGCATTAGAAATGAAGCGTCTACACTTTAATATCTCCGCTATGCCAATAGTTCAGACCACGGATAAGATCGCGTGGGGTGTGATTAGATGCACACGAATTATCGGGAATAGCGACGATATAGTAACAAAATAACAATGCACCGGCTATTCAGATATACGAGAATAGTCGCTCACCCTTAATAGTTATAGGGTAGAAAGGATAATAACATGGCAGTACAACAGGCAGGTCTTTCGACTCTTGGCGTTAAGTTCGGTTATGCCGTAGAAACCACGGCAGGCACAAAGCCGACAGCGTTTAAATGGCTTGAGAGATGTAACTCAATTTCGGGTATCGAGCTTTCAACTGAGACTATCGACGCATCAGCACTTGAGGATCTTGTTACCAGATATGTTCCGGGACGCCAGGACAGCGGCGGAGAATGGAGCGTAACATTCAATACAACTTCCGAAGTAGTTGCACAGCTTGAAGCTATGATCACAGCTTATAACGCCGGACAGGAAGCAACGACACCCCTTAACACATGGTTTGAGGTATGGTCTCCTAACAACGATAAGGCATTTTTCGTTGTTGCAGCACCTCCGCAGATCCTTCCTATGCCTGAGTTCGGACAGAATGAACTTCAGACAATCGACGTAGTATTCACCATCGGAGAATACAAGGGACAGTCTACGGCAATCGAGCCTGTCGAAAACCCTTAATAAGTCCGGGTAATGGTGGTAATTCGGGCGAGAACACAGCAACCACTTATACTCAATCGGAACTTGAAGATATGACAATCGCACAGATTGAAGCGCTTGCCGAAGAGTTAGGCTATACAATAACCAAGACTCTAAAAGCGGACATTATCGAAGAGTTCCTTGAGCAACAGAACGGATAAGAAAAACGGGAAGGCGGCTTTCGGGCTGCCTTTCCCCTATTATCGTAAGGAAAGGGGAAATAAAACATGAAACGAATTACGATAGGCGGTAAGGAATATACACTTACCTTTAATATCATGGCGTCACTCTATAGTGAGTGTACCGAAATGATAATGAATGAGTTTTTGACTTATGGAAAGACTCTCGGCGCAGCGGAAATGAACGATATGGACGGTGCGCTCAATAAGTTGGTAAAGAGCATATCAAATACAACGGAAGAGACTGTAACACTGTTCTATGCGTCACTTCTTGAATATCACGGAACAAGGCGTGGAGACGGTACTATAAAGGCAAAGGATGATGCACTTGATCTGTTGTATGCTTATCTCGAAGAAAATGAGGGCAAGACACTCTATGATGTTTACAGCGAACTTATGGAGCTGATTGCAGAAGATAATTTTTTCGAGAAAACGGGCTTGAATCAGAGATTGAATCAGATTTTCAAGACCAAAGAATCGGAGACCGAGCCGGAGACCGAACCGAAGAAGAAGGCAAAGACAAGAAAGAATACGAAAACTGGCGTCAATTCGTAGATGATATTCGCATACATTATATGACAATCGGTGTAAGCCGAGAGGAATTTTATCACTCTACATTGGTGGAATTGCGGGATTGGGATAAGGTCTACAAAAACCGCAGAATGATAGAAGATGAAAAAGCATTATTTGACGGACAATATACCTATGAAGCGGTATCTACTGCCTTGTCAAATGCTTTTAGGAAAAAGAACACTAAACCGACTCCGTATAGGAGTAAGAGCATATTAGCAGAAATTGAAGAAAAGAACCGTCCTTTGACGGAAGAAGAGAAGAACAAGCAGATAGACAATCTGTTTGCTATGCTTGCTGGTATGCAAGAAAGGTTTGAGAAGTCAAAAGGCGGTGGGGAATAATCCTCACCGCTTTTTTTTATGAGGAGAAAAGAAATGCCGGATATAGAACAACTCAACATACAAATATCGGGATCAAGCAATAAAGCAAAGCGGTCTATTGATGATTTAATAGAGAACCTTGGCAAACTAAATCAAGCATTAAATAATTATTCCGATGGTTCATCTTACATAAAAGGTCTTAATTTACTTGCAGGCGGTCTTAATTCTATGTCAGAGGCTATATCAGGCATTGACGCAGGCAAAGTAAAAGATATAGCAAGTGCGATAGGAACTTTGGCCACAAAAGGAAATAACCTATCTCAACTCAGCTTTGCAAAGACATTTACCCAACTTGGAGCAAGTGCTGAGAAGTCGTCCATCCAGGTAAAGAGAACGGTTGAAGAATTATCAAAGGCATTTGGCATAAAGAGTAAAGAGGGAATAACTGAATTAACGGATTCCGTCAGCAAATTTTACGGTTCTCTTAATGACGGCAAGGGAATGAAGGCGGCAGAGGATGAAATTAAATCCGTAATCAGTTCTTATGCTGAATTAGAGAAAACTGTTGACGAAACCTATGAGAAAGTTCGTAATTGGATGTCAAATACGACTTTTGCAATTCCCAAAGGTTCTGTAGATGAATTTGTGGATGACTTCAAGCGTATGCGTGGGGTATTAGGTATTTCTAATACCACTACTGATGTCACTAAGGGAATGGGACTTGATACAGTTATCCCGGAAATGAATCAGGCATTAGGCACAAGTTTTGACGCAGACAATGTTCTGAATGGGTTAAGGCAGATAGTTGATTTCCTTGAACAAGGAAGAAATGCACAAGAAGAATATACAGAGCAGCAAAGGCAGGGCATTTTAGTATCACAGGAACTTGCTACCGCTATGGATAATCTATATGCAAGCGTTGGCAAGGTAAGAGAAGTAATGACAGATGATACTATGCTCGGAGATACAGACGGCATAGGATTTGATGTAAACCTTGAGGATTTACAATCTGGCGCAAATAATGTCTCGCAAGCGGTAGAACAGGTAAAGGCTGAGTCTGAACAGGTTGTGCAGATAGGTAATCCGTTTGAGGGCATTGTAAACGGGCTTAATAGCCTTATCAACATAAATATAAGTGGAGAACAATTCACCGGTGTAAAAATTCTTGCGGATTCCCTTGGAAGATTAACGGGAGCCAATTCTGAAAAAGCGGCTGAAAGTATACCTAAAATTGCAAGCGGATTACGTTCATTACAAGGACTTGAAATACCGAACTTTGGAACTGAATTATATGTTCTTGCGGATGGACTTGCGCAATTAGGCACTAAGGCTATGGAGAGGGCGCAAGGTTTACCCGAGTTAGCGAGAGGATTAAGAGAATTATCCGATATTAAGGAAGTACCGTCACTTCCCGGATTAGCTGAATTAGCGGCTTCATTGTCTAAGATGGGTGGAAAGTATGCAACACAAGCTATTCAGAATATTCCTGATCTTGCTATGTCGTTTAATTATCTTGTATCAACGGTTTCAAAGGCTCCACAAGTATCACAGGAGACTTTAAGGCTTGCTGAGGCTATGGCACAATTAGCAACTGCGTCAAGATCGGCAGGACAAGGTACGCAACAGTCATCCACAGGGATAAATATGCTTCGTGGAGCTATAGGCGCAGCATTACCTTCATTCAATAAGGCTCAAAAGAAAACCTTTAGTCTTGCGTCAATGTTTGGAAAACTGTACGCTTCATATTTCCTTGTTATAAGAGCGTTTAGGGGTATTGGTGGTGCAATAGAGAATGCTTCTAAATTAACAGAGGTAGGAAACGTTGTCGCAACCGTATTTGGTGAGGAAAAAGAAGTATTAGAGGATTTTGCTGACACAGCCATCATGAATTTTGGTATGGCTGAACTGTCTGCTAAACAGTTTGCTTCAAGGTTCCAGGCTATGGGATCGGCTATGGGCTTAACGAATAAGCAGGTAGCACAAGCTAATGAGTATCTCAATAATGAATTACAAGGTCAAAAGCGCATAGTAGAAGGCGTTGCAGATAGTTATGAAGATTTGGGCAAGTCTACAGCGGATATGTCTGTAAATCTTACTAAATTAGTAGCAGACTACGCTTCATTCTATGATGTTGACTATGAAGATGTTGCGAAAGACTTTGAAGCTATTTTCACAGGTCAGACAAGACCTATGAGAGCTTATGGTATTGACCTTACCAATGCAACATTGAAAGAATGGGCATTAAAAGAGGGACTTGACGCTGATATAGAGTCAATGGCACAAGCTGAAAAGACTATGCTCCGTTATCAATATGTTATGGCACATTCTGGTAAGGTAATGAATGACTTTGCTATAACTGCGGATAGTTGGGCTAATGTAATAAGAAATATAGGCCAACTTATAACCCAGATAGGTGTAAAAATGGGTTCGGGGCTTATAAATATCTTTAAGCCTGCTCTTATTGGATTCAGAGATTTCCTTAACACATTCCTCGGACTTGCAGAAAAGGGAATGAATGCGGTAGGAAAGCTGTTAGGTTGGCAGATTAAGTTAGATGAAGTTGGCGTATCAATGGAAGATGAAATGTCTGATTATGCCGACGATCTCGGAGATGCAGCAGGAAACGCAAAGAAACTCAATAGTCAATTAAGATCTATTGATGAATTAAACAATCTCACTTCTCCCAATAAGGGTGGAAGTGGAAGTGGCGGATTGGATTTATCTGCCGGTGCAAGTGGCGCTACAGGTGGTGGAATTAGATTTGAGGAAGTTCCCGGAGTATTTGAAAGTGATATTGAGTCATGGAAAGAACTTGGAGAGCGTATAAGAGATAAGATCCTTGATGGATTCCACTCAATACAATGGGAAGATATATCGAAAAAGGTTAAACTTAACGCTTCGGGATTTGCTAATCTTATAAACGGACTTCTTGAGCCTGACGAAGCAAAGGAGACTCTTGGCGGTGCCTTTGGTAAATTCTTAGCAGAGGGAATAAACTTAGGTTTTGATTGGCTTGTAACCTTTACAAAGACTCTGGACTGGGAACAGGTTGGCGGAAATATTGCTGATTTTGTTAATAATTTCTTTGAGAATATCGACGCAAAGGATATGGCTGATACTGTTGACAATCTTGTCGATGGCATATGGAAGATAATCAAAACTGCATTATTCGGAGATAAAGATAAAGAAATTAATGGTATTGACGGGGGAAAAATAGTATCAACGATTGCTGAATTTATTTCTAACCTTGATTGGGATACAAGAATTATTCTTATCAAGGCATTAAAGTTTAAACTACTCTCCGCCTCCGTAGTTGGTGTTGGAAAATGGTTTTTTAGTGAAGGCATTAAGATACTGTTTACTAAGGCTTTTGAAAAGACACTTAGCGGAACTACTATTACTCCCGATGTATCAGTGACACCAAAAATAACGGGAATAGGTGGAATACAAGGGTTCTTTGGAGATATGTTAGCTGTGGCGTTGGCTGATGGTTCGCTTATCAAGTCACAAACCGCTAATGCTGTGGCAGGTTCAGCCTCAGGTGCATCTAAAGCCGGAGTTGGTGGTATTGCTGCGATACTTGCAACGATCCTCGGAGCAAGAACAGGACTCGGATTAGGTGAATCCATAGGAATGTTGACAGATTCACAGTTTTTAGATCCCAGTGCTTACGGAGATTATGAGAAGTTTGGCGGAGTCTTTACAATGTTTAAAGACTTAGGAGTTGCAATAGCTGATTGCGCCACTGATGTTGACATCTTAAAAGGTGCTATGCAATCCTGGGGAGAAGATTTGAGAAATGATAAAAATGTTCAATTTTGGTACGATACTGAAAACGGTGTATGGGCTAAAATGGGGCAAGGAATTTCTGATTTAGGAACTAAAATATATGGCGAAAATGGTTTTTGGGCTAAACTTTGGAATAAGGGGAACGAAGTCGGAAACAAAATTTATGGACAAGATGGATTCTGGCAAAAGTTTTTCAAAAAAGGCGATGAAACCACAAAGAACTTAGGCTTATCAATCTACGGAGAAGAAGGCTTTTGGGCGAAGGTGCGGAACAAAGGCAGCGAGGTTGGAAACTTCTTCTACGATCCCAATGAGGGATTATGGGCTAAAATATATAATAACGGCAATAAGTTTTTCACTGATTTAGGCTTAAACATCTATGGGGAGAATGGCTTTTGGGCTAAATTATGGGACAAGGCATCAGAGATATGGAATGACATAAAGAAACTCTTTGATGATGGATTTGACATAAAAATGCCTCATTTCAGTTGGTATGCAAATGGTGGTTTCCCGGAGACAGGTTCATTATTCTTTGCAGGAGAAGCCGGAGCGGAGATATTGGGTACTGTCGGCGGAAAAACAACGGTTGCCGGTGGTGCTGAAATCACGGGAATATCAGATACCATAAGGCAGACATCAAGCGAGGAAATACAATTACTTCGCCAACAGAATCAATTATTGCAAGGCATACTTCAAAAAGAGTTCGGTATCTCAAAGAATGACCTATACAAAAGTGTAAGGTCTTCAGATAACGAATATCGGAAAATGACAGGTCATTCAGCTTTTGCTTAATTGATCTATGGAAAAATACACCCTCTTATGCTAATATTTAGGCATAGGAGGGTTATTTTTATGGATAAAAAGAAAAAGCAATGGTGGATTCCTTTAGTTGCTGTATTTGGAGCATTGGCTTTAAGCGGTGGTTCATTGTTTGGATGCTGTAAATGTGCTGAATATGTTGTGAATGATGGGGATGCAACTGTATCCGAAATTGAACATCCGCAAGCAGATGAACCTATTCTGGCAACAGAAAAAATATCAGAGACAAATGAGATTCTTGATAATACGATGGAGACTATACCCTCAGAAGAGAATAAAGAGGAAATCATCCCAGAAGAACCTATTGAAGAAGTTGACGAACATCAAGAAATAGTGGAAGAGGCAAAAGAAGAAGTCCAGGAAGTAGTAACAAACGATTTTCTTATATCGTTGGAAGCAAATATGGATTCATTTCTTGCCGATCATGTGTATTCTATTCTCACAGAGGAAATAGGCTTTACTAAACTTAAATATATAGAGAGAGACGGGGAATCATACAATTATTTAATTGATGCAGATGGGGCGAGAATTTATGTGACGGCTATGCCTGCGACAGAGGAAGATCCAGAATATATTAGAATATTCCAACCACATGGCGATGTGTTTTATGATGACGGAGAAATTGTTACAACGGCTGCGGAACACGCAGAAGAACAGGAGCATATCTCTAATATGTCATCGTATTACTTTATGGCACAAAATGTGATAACGGATTCGTTAAATATTCCAAATAAGATGAAGTTCCCCTCAATGCTTACTACTGATGATGTTCACATGGGGTGGAAAGATGAATATGTTCTTGTAGTAAGTTATGTTGATATAAAGAATGAATACGGCCAATATATGAGGTATGACTATATGGTTGAATTTATTCCATTAGACTTTAAGTCTTTTACCTGTATGCCTGTTTATATCAATTTTGCCGGACAAGAAGATGGGGAATTAGTACCGATAGATTAAAAGGTGGAAAAAAAGTATATCGTCATAGAATAAAATAATAGTATCAGTAAATAGGAGATTGCTTAAGCAGTCTCCTTTTTTGTGGGTAAAACAGATGGCTTATTCAGGATATTTATTAAAAATCGGCAATTATACATTTCCATTGTCGCTTATAAGGGCAGATTCATATAGCGCATATAAGAGTGTGACTGATCTTGATTCTTTTGTAGACGCTAACGGAGAACTTCACAGAAACGCACTTGAACATTACGGGTATAAATGTGAGTTTGAGACACCGGCGATGATGAATAACAAGACATTCAGTCAGCTTATGTCAAATATCTATTCACAGTTTACAAATGTAGTTGAGAGAAAAGCTATTTGCACGATCTACATTCCTGAACTTGATGATTATGTATCTTGCGATATGTATATGCCGGACA